CGGGTACTATCCACAACGCCTCACCCTGTGGGCTTTGCGTGTAGCCTATGTCATTCCATACGCTGAAGTCGTGGTAGAACTCCGAGCGCACAAGGTCGCTGATTTCAAAGTTGATGACTTGGTTTATTGAATAGTCTTTGCTCAAAGAATAGTTAAACGAACCCGATGCAGCAAGCACCCCCGTACGAATGCGGAGGTTTAAGTCCATCTCTGTGAGCGTGTCAAGCGCAAGAGCGTTATTCTTTGCCGTGATAAATTGTGGGCTTCTTGCCATAGCAAGGCTGCTCGGTGTGGAAAATACAGGTGTACTCATTCTTTTTGGTTTTGCAATGTGAAGCGTAAGAAGTCCGCTAACTCAAGAGCGTATGCCGTTGCAATCTCCTGTGGTAACTGTTCAAACTTTAGCTGAAATGGTCGGGTAAAGAAGCTTGTGGTCTTTATACCCTTGTTGTAGATGCTGCGGCTTACCAGAAAAGCAGTAGAGTCGTAACTCAAGAACCTGCCTTTCTTATCTCTAAACTGAAACCTTCGCGCAGCTACCCACTTCTCTATGGCGCGGGATAGGCCGCCTGCCATTCCACTACCTGTTCCAAAGCGGAACGGGCTATTGGGTGCTTTTGTACTGGAGGACTTGCCCTGCACTCCATAGTCTTGGAACTTCCAATACGGAGCAAGCTCATCCATCTTCCACCGCAGCGCAAGGGAGTTGGGGTTTGCCTCTATCTCATACTGCAAAGAGTTGTAAAGGGTGCCTGTGACGTTCTTTTTGTTGCGTGTGAGGTTAGACCTCGCCTGTTGAACAACGCCTTTTGCAAACTTCTCAAGGCTTGCCTTTACCAAATCTTGACGGACTTGCATTTAGCAGACGCTGATTTCGGTGTTAGCAAGCATCACGTCAAAAGTAGCAGTCCACCCGGCAAGCAGGTTCTCAAACCTCTCGGTGAAGGGTAGGCACGTTGGGTTGCCATCCAACTGGTAAAGGTCGGTGTACAGAGTACCCCTGCGGAGTTCCTGCACTACATCGTTGATGACCGCAAGCTGCGTGTTTAGGATGTCTTGCACGTTGCTCGTTCCGTAGAACGGCTCTGCTTGGCTGCGAGGGTTCTCTTTGGTCTCATCAATCACATCCATACAGATAAGGCTAACGCTCATCCGTACTACCTGCCCCTCGAAGGAGGCTTGGTTTATCATAATGTGCGACAAAGGGAAGATGGTCTGCTTGTTTAAGTCCACGTCAAAGACATCGCCAAACGTCACTACGTTTACTTGGCTATGCGCGTCAAGGGTATCTTTTAGCTTGGTGGTGATGTCGTAGAACTGTCTCATCGTTTTAGTTGTTTTTGCAGAATCTTGCTCTCGGTTTCTATGCGGTCTTTGTCAAAGGTGAGGTAGGTGAATGCGAATGCTGCTGACATTTGTGATACTTGGTCGAACTTCAAAGGGTCACCTCCGGAGAGTTGGTAAAAGATGGGAAGCCAATTCCACCGTTTAGAAAATTGTGTAGCGGGGCTAAACTCATCTGATTCTCCATCGCTAAAGATTTCAGGGAAGCCTGCGACAAATCGCTTCCTAAAGTCCAAAAAAAAAGCATCGCACCTACCGCAATGTCAAGGGGTATCTCCAACATCTGCCCTGCGTACTTGGCAGAACCTTCGTACTTTTCTATGTCATAACGCTGACCAAACGTAGAAACGACCGGGCGAAACAGAACCGCCATCGCCTTGTGCATCTGTGACCAGTCAGAGATGTATTGGTCAACATCGTTTAGCTCGCCAACGGTTATCTCCTCAAGGCTTGGGATAAAGCCGAACTCCTGCTTGCCAATAAAGAAACGCTGCTTTAGAGCAGGGCGTTCTTCAAAGGCTTTCATCAGGATGGTATTCACCTTCGTAAGGCTTGAGGCTTTCATCTGGAGGATTACATCCATCTTCAGACCGCAGAAAATCTCCAATGACTTGCGGGCAAGGAACTCATCATCCCCCTCAAGCCGGATGAACTTTTGGTAGTCAACGAGTTTTATCTCGTTCATCTGGTTGGGTACAAAGAGTTTCATTGTATTAAAATAACCTTTTAGTTTTAGCGTATGGCATACCTTCCAAAGTTAGGTCTGCTCAATTTGTTATACGTTGCATAGCGCAGCGCATCTATGGCGTGATTGAATGCGTCTATGGGTTTGTTTAAGAGGTTGCCGTTCTTGTCTTCCACCCACTTGTAGTTCTGAAGTTCTTTAATTAGGTTGCTGCTTCGTGGTGTAACGAATAGCTTGTGCCGCTTCAGCACGTCAATTCCCACTATGACGCTATCTGCGCCCTTCTGCGTGGGTTTCACGTTCCATCCCATACGATGCAGCTCCTCAATAGATTTGGGTTCAGCAGAGTCAGCATATATCTCTGCCCTTCGGTCAAGGCCAAGTGAGTTTAGCAGGTTGCTGATGTCGGGGTTGGTCATCCCGGTGCGGTAAATCAACTCATCCACATAAAGATTGTCCCCCGACTTATACACCGCCACAAGTGCGGTGGGGTCGTTGGTGTAGCCGAAGTCCATTCCGTGACATAAGAGCGTGGCATCCGTTGGTATCTCTGCTTGGCCGTATTGGAAGATGGTGGCTCTGCTCATACCACGCTCACCGAGTCCGTAGATTCTCCAGTAGTCATTGTCCGTATGTTGCAGCCTCTCTATCTCCTCCACGATTGAGGCATCCAAGAAGGGATTGTCAAGGTAGGTTGACTGGATGTAGGTAACGTCATCACGAGTCAGCAGCTTGTCGTAAATCCAATGGAATGCATCTGAGGGGTTGTAGTCAACCCATATCTTGCCCGTTGTGCGGATTAACAATTGAAAAAAATCCTCGAAACTCAATTCATTTGTTTCATTGCAAAAAAGGTAGTCACGTCTTGCTCCCCGTTTCTTTTGAGGTTGGTCAAGGCTGATGAACTCAAAGAGGTTGCCATTGAGCGTATAGGTGTAGTCGCTCTTGTTATGCCGTGCCTCATCATAGAGACCGTTGGCATTTAGGATTTCAAAGAAGTCACGATAGGCCGTCATCTTGAGAGACGGCAGCGACTTGCGCACGATGGAGTACACCTTGCCTTTCTCCTCCATCGCCATCACGATGAGCATCTGCAAAATGGAGTAGGTCTTACCCGAACGGCTACCGCCTTGATTGACTACTATCCGAGTTTTAGCGTTGTAGTTCTTCTCAAAGAGTTCGCTACTCTTTAGGTTTAGCTCGGACAATCTCTACCTTGATTTTGGTTAGCTCATCCGATACCTCGTGTGAGTTTTCCACCCTTGCGAGTTTGGGAGTTGTGTACTCTGCCATCTTGTTCAACAGGTCAAGTGCGCCCTTTGGGTCATCTGCTGCCACCTGCGTGAGCCATAGGGTCATATTCTCAAGGTTGGCTTCAATGAGGGTTTGGAATGCCTCTCGTATTTTATTGGTGGTCTTGTTTGGTGTTCCGCTTGGCCTTCCTGTGTTGCCTGCTATGAACCTGCCTTTGTCATCTTTCATATCCGTTCAGTTCCGTTATTTTCGGTTTTATCTAAATAACCCTTTTTGCGAGGTGGTGATTGTGTGTTGCTTGAAGTCGCTCCTTCCATTCTTTAATATCACCGTATGCAACGTGGCAATTACGGCATAGTGCCATCAGATTTTCTATGGTATCAGCAATTTTGCTTCCACCCATCCCTCTTGGTTCTATGTGGTGGATGTCTACGGCTTTGCCTTGACATACCTCGCAGGGAATGAAGTCGGTTGTTGTGTAGCCCATTCCCTTGAGATAAACCTTTGTGTGGTTCTTCACCTTTGGTAAATCCAACAATCATCAATGAACGTGGCGTGTGGCAGCAGTTCATCAACGGCTTGGATTACACCCTGCCAATGTTGGTGGTAGTCATCTCCTGCGATGTAGCCACCCTTCTTGACTTTGGGTAGCCATAGCTTAATATCCTCCTTTACCGCCTCATAGGTATGGGTGAGGTCTATGAATACCACGTCTAAAGATTCGTTGGCAAACTTCTTTGATGCTACTTTGGATGTTCCTTTGATTACATTGTACTTGCGCTTTCCCATATTCTCTAAGAACAGGTCGTATATGTCTACCTCCGTTGCGAGCTTGTGGGTGGTGGTGAGTTCGTTAGGTGAGCCTTTCCAAGAATCAATGATTGTGATTTGTTGGGATGTTGCTTTGTCGCATAGGTAAGCCGATGACTTACCGAGCCACGCCCCCAACTCTACGAATGTGCCGTCTTTGGGCATATTGGCAAGGAGGTAGTCGTATGCTGCTTGGTGGTTAAACCACCCGTCTATTTGTTTGCTCGTTTTCATTTTAGGGCGTTGTAATAACAAAGGTACTGCTCTACGCAGATAAGTGTTCCTTGTTCGGATGCTGCTTGGGCAAAGATGCCGTCTGCCTCATACGTCATTTCAAAGCGTAGGGTGGGCAGGTCGTATGGTTTGAACATATAGCAAGCGGTATCTATGTTGCCGACTCTTGGTTGGTCGGTAGGGCGGAGCCTACCTATCTGCCCCCACGTTACAATAGAGCAATCAAGGGAATGCAAGTTGCTCCACTCCTCAAGGAATTTTGGGTGCAAGATATTGTCATCATCCAGATAATACACCCAATCTTCTTTGGTAAAGGAGTCAGCATACAATTCAAGGAACTCGTTGCGTAAGGGATTGCCCATATCCCCTGTGCGTGTGGAGTAGTGTGTGATTGATGCGCTTGTTGCTCTCTTGTAGTTGGTAGAGGCATCCATCATCACAACCCACGTTGCATAGGCAGGGATATGTTGTTTTAGCCTTACGAGGTTATGAGGGCGTGAGCAGGGGGTGACTATGTAAAGCATCGCAGTTCGTTTATCTTATCCATCGTGAATTCCTGCACATACTCGTATAACGATTCTGTTATATCAGCCACTTGGTTGGGGTTTTCTTTTAGCCTCTTGATTGCTCCTGCCCATTCGCTCGGGTGCTTGATGGCAATGC